CTGCTCTAAGGTATCCCTGACATCCTCAAGGCTTTCCTCCGGCAGTCCCATGATAAGATCCATGTTAATATCATCGAATCCAAGTTCTCTCGCAAGATGAAAACTCTCCACGGTCTGTGCCACGGTATGTCTGCGCCCGATGATTTTTAATGTCTCATCCTTCATCGTCTGCGGATTGATGGAAATTCTTGTGATGTCCCATTTTTTCAACGTTTCTAATTTTTCTCTTGTGATGCTGTCCGGACGTCCGGCTTCCACTGTAAACTCCAGACAGTGTGACAGATCAAAGCTGCATCGGATTTTACGGATCAGCCGGTCAAGCTGATATGGCTCCAGTGTTGTCGGTGTGCCCCCTCCAATGTAGATGGAATTCAGATGTTTTTTTCCAAATTTTACTGCAACATAATCCAGTTCTTTTTCCAAAGCATCCAGATAGCTGTCCACTTTCTGTCTCCAGCTCACTAATGGGTAGGATGTAAATGAACAATACAGGCAGGTTGTCGGACAGAATGGGATTCCGATATAAAGACTGTAGCCGTTCTCGTAATCGATCTTTTTTAAGATTTCGAGCTCACGCTCTGCAATATCAATGGAAAGATCGATTTTCTCATCGGATGCAAAGTACGTTTTTTGCATGTAGGTTCTGATCTCTTCCTCCGTTTTTCCTTCCTCTAAAAATTTCATCGGGATTTTCGTTGGCCGGATTCCTGTCAGCGTTCCCCACGGAAGCTTTTTGCCCGTGATCTCTGATAAAATCTGATAAAAATTCTGTTTCAGTTCGTTTTTCGTTTCCGT